AGAGATCCACTAACAAATGTTCCACAGGTTTTAAATAAATTAATTAATGCAACAACAAGTGCTAATAGTGGTACTATAAGTAGAAGTAATGCTGGTACAGATGTTGGGCAGATACAGGAGAATGGAAGCTCATGATTGGAAGTTCTAATAGAATTAACAGAAAAGTCAAGGACCAATACAATCAGAATGTAATGAACAAAGGCTTAAGAATACCTGCAGGTGTTTATAGAGGTATTGTTGTTGACCCAAGTGACCCTAGAGGTATGGGACGAGTTAAAATTAACATAGGTAAATTTTATGGTGGCGTTGCAGGAGATAAACCGGAAATTAGTCCTGAGGAATTTTTAGGTGCTGTTTGGTGTAGATTTATGACACCTTTTGGAGGCACTACACGAAGCACAGGAAGCCAACGTACATATGGTATGTGGGGGCAACCACCAGATCGTGACACTGAAGTATTAGTTGCTTTTAGCGGAGATAGTGATAAAGGTATTATACTTGGCATCCTGCCAGATGAAAGTAGAAACGGAAGTATGGCAGGTCCACAAGCTGGATTTAGTAAAACAGACGGATTTACTACTGTACAAGAACTAGACAGAACACATACTAGTGAAAATGATAAACCAGAAGTTCACCCACAGGCTGAAAATATAAAACAGCAAGGGCTACACAAAGATAGAATTCGTGGATTAAATTTTAGTAATCCTAGAAGAGAATATCAAAGTCGTGTATTTGGTATGAGTACACCACAAGGTCATGCAGTTGTTATGGACGATGGTAATAATGAAGACCAAAGTTTTGAACTAATAAGGATACGCACAGCAAAAGCTGGTCAAATATTAATGGACGACACTAATGGATTAATATACATAGTTAGTCAAAGTGGTAAAACATGGATAGAAATGAATCGCGAAGGCGATTTAGATGTGTATAGTGAAAAAAGCATTAACTACAGTACTGAAGGAAACTTTAATGTACAAGCAGGCGGCGAGATTAACATGGAATCTAAATTAGGATTTAACATGAAAAGCCTAGGTACAGCTGGTATCAAAATGCATGCAAGTACTGGTACTATAGATATTAAAGCTCATAGTAATTTACAAATAGAAACAGAAAGCAATGGTAATTTGCGTGTAGCAGGCAACTATAGAGAAACTGCAACACGTATTGATATGAACGGTCCTCCTGCATTAGCCGCATCTACACCAACTATACAGCAACATACTGGTAATGAAGAAGTTACTGAAAGTATTAGTAAACGTGTACCAGAAGCTGAGCCTTGGAGTGGACACTTAGATGTACAAGTTGTAAATCAAAGTAGTACAGCAGGTGTAACAGATCAAGGAAATAGTGTTAGTTATTATGAAGGTTCTCCACAAAATCCAACTGCTGGAGAAAATGTTGGAGCATATGATTTAGGTAACTTTAGCGAGGCTGCTGAATCAGATCCTAGTGGATTATTAGAATGGCGCAATGGTGTTGATAGGCGTGTAAATCCTGTACTAATAGAAAAAGTACGTAATGTTGCACGTAAGTTTGGTAAAACACTTACAGTTACAAGTGGATACAGAAGTCCTGCATACAATAAAAGAGTAGGCGGTGCAAGAAAAAGTCAGCACATGCAAGCCAATGCTGTAGATATAAGTGGTGCAAACTTTAGTAATGAAGAACGGCTAACACTAATTGCATTAGCTAGTGCAGAAGGTATTACTGGTATTGGTGTATATAATGATAAAAGTCTACACTTTGATGTAAGAGCTAATCCTGCAGGTTGGGGAAGTGGATTTTCTTATGCTGGTATACCAGGTTATGCAAGATCAACAATGGATAGACATTTGGCAGGTGGCTATGCTTAGATATATTTCAGATAGTAATTTAAGAACTAATTGGAGCGACTATGTTATCCAAGACGAGTTTGCAGTTGATTTTTTAGTAGATACTACACAGCGGTCAGCAAGCGAAGATATGATTGCATTAATGTTATCACAAACGCACTTTAGTATGTTTAATAATGATGGACATATAGGTTATGGTACTGGAGATCTTAAAAAAGAATTTGGATATACAGAACAAGAAGCATACAGTGAATGGATTAAACAATTACGTAAAAAAGACAAAGCCTTTAAAAATAGTTTACCGCTACGTAGTATAAGTAAAAGCCAATACGACTCTTTGTTTAGTGTTTTTTATCATACAGGTAATTGGAAAACATTACGTGGCTTAGAGGGTATATATGATTTAGAATATGCAGTACTAAGTGAAAATTGGACACTAGTAGCTGATATAATTAATAACGGAATTGACGATCCTGATACTCGACGTTTGGAAGCTCGTGTGTTACAATTAGCAGACTACAGTATAGAACGCACACGAAGTTTTATGCGCAACAAAGGTATTGCACTTGCTAGAAGAACCTATAAATCAGGCGATATAAAAGACCAATCTATTGTAAAACAAATAGAGTTTGCATATTATAGGCAAACAACAGCATTTCTTCCACGTATGACAGAACTACGTAAAAGAGAGCTATTACTAAAAGTTGGTCAGTTGTAACTATAAATATTTGTGTAGCAACACAAAAGGAAAACTCACTGGATGTCTACCTTATATTTGAACGCTGATTTTCAGCCTATGGAACTGAGTCCGCTCAGTGTACTAAGTTGGCGAGATAGCATCAGCGCATACTTTAAAGATAGCGTGTATATCTATAAAACACACGACAATTGGATGGTACGTAGTCCTAATTTACAACTACAAGTACCCAGTATCGTAGTAGCAAAACAATACCACAAACGTAAAACTAACGCAAAACTAAGTCGTAAAAACTTGTTTATACGAGATAATTACCAATGTCAATACTGCAATGTACGTTTTTATCATCATGAACTTACTTGGGATCATGTTGTACCACGCAGTGCTGGCGGTAAAGGTAATTGGAATAATATAGTAGCCGCTTGTAAGAGCTGTAACTGGAGAAAAGGCAGTCGACAGGATATTACACCTGTGCGAAAACCCTATACACCCAGTTGGCGAGAGATATATAATCAAAGTAAATGCTATAGAATTACTATTCCTGACCCAGCATGGCAGGAATTTTTAGATTGGCCTGAAGAATTGCTTACAATTAAAGCACCAGTTTATTAAACTAATAAATAGTTGTATGGCAACGTTTATAGGTTATAGTTCAGTAGACAGAAAATTTGGTAATTTTACACTAAAAGATGTAGAATTAGCAAAGCGTGATCTACTCAATCATTTTTACACTCGTAAAGGAGAGCGTCTTGGAGAGCCAGAATTTGGCAGTATTATCCAAGACATGGTATTTGAACCTCTAGATGATCGCACAGTTAATGCAGTAGAAGATGATGTTAGAGATGTTGTGGCTAATGATCCTAGATGGATATTAAATACTCTAAACATTACTACTGGACAGCATACTATAGAATGTATCTTAAATTTAATATACAAACCTGATAGTACTGCTGAAGAACTTTATTTAAAATTTACAGCGGAAGAAGAGGAAGAAGATGGCACAGAGCGTTAGACAACGAAACTTGTTTGCTGCTGAGGACTTTACTGTCGTATACGACAGTTTTAAGCAAGCAAACTTTAAAGCCTATGACTACGATACTATTCGTAGCGCAATGGTGGAATACATAAGAGATAATTATCCAGAAAACTTTAATGACTGGATTAGTTCAAGTGAATTTGTAGCACTAATAGAACTAATTGCATTTATGGGCCACAACATTGCATTCCGCACAGATTTAGCAAGCAGAGAAAACTTTTTAAGTACAGCAGAGCGCCGTGCCAGCGTATTGCGTATTGCAGATTTTCTAGGCTATAAACCAACCCGTGCATTACCAGCACGTGGATTATTAAAAATTAATTCCATTAAAACAACTCAAAATGTTTATGATATTAATGGTGAAAGTCTTAAAGGTCAAGAAATAGACTTTAACAGTGATCAGGATCCTAATAGTTATCAAAACTTTCTGTTAGTGTTAAACGAGATATTCCAATCTACAAACAAGTTTGGTAGACCTAAAGCCAGTGCAGACATTGCAGGTATAAGCACACAAGTATATGGAACAAGCATTGCTGACAAATCTATTACATTCCCATTTAGAGGATCAGTAAATGGACAATCACAAGATTTTGAAATTGTAAACAACTACATTAATGAAGATGATGTTTTGGAAGAACAAGCACCAAGTCCAGGAAGTAGTTTTAACTTAATATACAGAAATGATAATCAGGGTATAGGTAGTAACAACACTGGATTTTTTGTAGGATTTAAACAAGGGGAACTAAAGTTTACAGACTACACAGCAGATAGTGCAATTAGTAATCTTAGTTTAAATATTAACAATACAAATATTAATGAATTAGATATCTGGGTACAAAATATTAATGATACTGGAGAAGTAGTTAGTAATTGGACTAAAGTAGATGCAACATATGGCGTAAATGCTATTTTTAATAGCATACAAAATAAAAATCGTACACTATATGCACAACGTACACTTGATAATGATAGTGTAAGTATTGAATTTGGTGATGGTGTGTTTGCAGATATACCACGTGGATTGCTGCGTATATGGTATAGAGAAAGTTTAAACAACAGTTACACTCTTAACACTGATGATATTGGTTCAGTATCATTTAACTTCCAATATACAGCTAAAGATGGAAACGAGTATACAGTAGTTTTTGGTGCGCAACTTATGGAACCAGTTGCAAATGCCGCTAGCCGTGAAAGTGTACTAAGTGTTAAAACAAATGCTGGCCGTGTGTTTGCCGCTCAAGACCGTATGGTAACTGCACAAGATTACAGTGTTTATCCACTTACTGTTAGTAATAATGTTCGTAAAATTAAAAGTGTAAACCGTACACACAGTGGACATAGTCGCTTTATAGATATCAATGACCCAACAGCTCAATATCAAAATGTAAATATGATTGCTGAGGATGGATATGTGTATAGTGAAGGCACATTAAATCGTGTAAGTTGTGCATTACCTACAACACTTACTGACGATCAAATATTCGATACATATATTAAAGACCTTATACAAAACCCAGAAACAATTAATTTCTTTTATCAAAATTATTCACCAATTGCTGTTGGTTTCACAAGTCAAACTGCCAGTTTTACATGGAACCAAGTTAGTAAAACTACAAACGAAAGTAGCGGTTATCTAACAAGAAATGGTATTGTAGAACGTGCAGGGCCAGCTAATGCAAATGCACTT